CTTGTTTTCCTTCTCTTGTTCGAGCTCTTCCTTGTTCCTCTTAGGTGGCTTTTTTTTCGGAGGCGGCGGTAGGATATCGACTCCGCTGAAATCTGGCCGTATTTTGTACCTGTCCGGGTTCTTGCTCACCCTGCCCTGGATTCCCATTTCTTCATAGACAGCCTCGACAGCTGCATTGAATTCCTGGTTCGTCCTGATAAACACCTCCCGGATATAGTTCCTGTGGATTTTGCCGAAGGGGATGAAAGTCGGGTCCTTATCAAATTTGGTCTTTGGCACCTTTGGCTTTTTCTTTGACATAAAATAAACCTCCTATATTTATAAAATATCCTTATTCAATCCATCCCACAATTTTTAAGCTAAACCCAACAGTGGCATTTTGCCGAAATGCCTTGTATTGAAAAACCTGGGATGAATCCAGGGGGACAATCACATTGTTATTTTCATCAGTGTCATGTTCCGAGTCTCCATTCAATGTGACTTCACCACAAGGATTTGTTTCACCCTTTTCTCTAACCATGAGGTCACCACCGTATGTGCTGGTAGTGCTCCCCTTCAGCATCAAGATTGCAAATTTAGCATTGGCACTCGTATATGCTGTCACGTCCATATCTCGCCAGGTATTGTCTATCGTCAGGCTTAAACTTTGAGGTGTGCACGAATAATGAATGTCACCACCACCGCCAGTGGGCGGGACTTGCCACGTTCCATCCCCTCTTAAAAATTGAGTTGTGCCCCCTGGCAGCTTCATAAGAAGCCCATGTCTTGAGGTTGAGGCATTAAGGTCTGTGTTGTCATCGGGAGTCCCAAAATCATCCAGCTTTCTGTTTACAAGGGCAACTGCTGTGCCTGAAATATAGATTGGCTGATTAAAATAAAAATTAAACCCACTATAAATGTGACACCAGGAAGAATTCTGGGGACCAATCTGAATATAACCATAGGGAGTTGTTACATAAAGGGATGTGCTTTTCTGAAGCCTTAATCCAGAATCATAAAGATAAAGAGAGTTAAATGTAGGATTTGAAGTTTTCTTCACTGGATTGTCTGAATCAAGATAATTAGCAAACTGGTAGCCATCCCACTTATCACTGTCAGGGACTTTATTATTAGCTATGAGTGAGTTGAGATAATAGGAGCCGATGGTTAGTTTTCCTGTATCGACCTCAGTAGGAATAAGAACCCCGCCTCCTGGCTCTACCACAACTACATTTCCTGGCGTTCCAGACTCCCTTCTTATCACAAACGAACCTTGATGACTCTCCGTACCGATTGACCACCTATTTAATCCCCCCGTATCCAGCCACCTCACAAAGGAATCATCTTCTGTACCAGATGGCTTCAGTCTATAAATAGGATTGCTCCCATAGGCCATAAAAATCCCGGTCTGGACTCCACCGGACGTGAGGAGCATTTGGCTGGCATCTGTCCAGTCTATATGCTCATTTCCCACGAAGCCTACAAGACTGTCATGATTGACTTCATCGCCTCCTCCAGAGTGATGAGTTGCTGCGTGTGCGCCCACTTGTGGAGCTCCCCAGGAGCCGTCTCCTCTTAAAAATTGAGATGTGCTGCCTGATAGTTTTGGAAGGAGTCCGTGTCTTGAGGTCGTGGCATTGAGATCTGTGTTGTCGTCTGGAACTCCCCAGTCATCGAGTTTCGTTGTGGTCGGAGCGTAATAGGATCCATGCTGCCCGTCGAGTTTGTCTGAATCCGGGACCTTATTATTGGCAACGACATCATCGAGATAACCGGTAGAGAAATACAGCTTGTTTCCGTTTATTCGTACATCGCTACGGAAATAAACCAGGGCAGCGGCCGTGCCGATATAAAGCCTACCCTCTGACCAATCCCTGAAGATATATTCTGTCGGGGATGTGTCTGTCCCGTCATAGACCTTAAAATCCGCATCATCTATCCGGATGGCTTTCCCCCCGCTGTCAATTCCATCTCCCCGGACAAATGCCGTCCCATGAATACCGTCAACGGTGTCGCTGTCCGGAACTTTGTTATTCGCTATGAGTGAATTGAGATAATAGGCCCCGATCGTCACCTTGGAGGTATCCAGCTCCACAGCGGCCGTGACCTTTCCCGTCGTTCTGTCAACAATGAGGCAATTTTGAGGGGTCCCGGATTCCCTCCGGACTATCCATGAGGCTTGATGACTTTGGGTTCCTATCGACCACTCATCGTAACCATCTTTATCCAACCACCTCACGAATGAGTCATCATCAGTCCCATATGGTTTTAAGCGATAAAGGGCGTTTCCTGAGGCTGCTGTCCCGTAAGCCATGAAAATCGCAGTCTGGATCCCTCCGGAAGTCTTTAGGAGCTGAGAGGCATTTGTCCAGTCGATATGCTCATTTCCCACGAAACCGGCCAGATTATCGTGATTTAGTTCATCCGCCCCGCTTAAATGATGGGTTGCGGCATGGAGCTTGGCATGATGCTGATCATATGTGACTCCCGTCAGATCTCCGTGCGCATGGCTGTGAGAGGCCGGCGCGTAATAAGATCCATGCTGGCCGTCAAGCATGTCGGAATCCGGGACTTTGTTGTTGGCTATGAGGGAATTCAAATGATAAGAGCCTACTGTTAATTGATTCGCCTCTGCTACGGCAGAGGTGATGTCCGAGCCCGGATGAGTGTGGCTTGATGGGGGATAAGTTGAGGGTTTGTTTGTTATGCTGTCCCAATGGACCTTGCCTTTTCCGGCAGGAGTGTATCCTTCCCACATATCGTCAATTTCATCCTTCGAGTAGCCCCATCCCGGGACGTATTTTTTTAATATCGGCCAAATGCCGTGCGCGACTAACGGATGGGTCTGAGTATGCTTCTTCCACTCCGCTCTCGTAACGTATTGTTTCTCTAACATCAGACCTTTACCATCTTCACTTTTGTTTTCTCTGTCTGTGGGCTTTTCTCAGTTCTCAATACTCTAAGCGTAACCTCTGAAGCCGTCCCGTTTGAGTCGAAAAACCTGTCCCTCGAGAAAGGCAATAAATCGCCTGGGAACACATCAAAAAGCTCCATAGGAAGCTCATCCTCTATTGGTGTCTTATTGAGCAGATTGAGAATATTATTCGCCAACGTCTGAGCATAAGAAGGATCTTTGAAATAACAGTGGACGGGAGGCAATTCCTTCTCAATCCCAAATTTCCACTTGATATTGTTATTCGTAGCCTCTTTGACTTCCCACTCCTGGAGCTGCGGGTCCTCGTTGTAATAGACCTTGACCTTCCAGTAAAGAGAACTTCTGTCCTTGCTGTGTTTGTGTCCTTTTGATTGAAAGTTCCAGATGTATTTCGCCTTCGAAGGGACTGTTGTCTGAAGCGGTCTCAGGCCGATCCTCGCCTGTCCGTCCTGCAAGATATAAGCCTCTGTCGTATGTTCGATGTTTTTGGCTATCTCATCGAATGGCGTATCCTTATAAATCAGGATTGACAGCTCCTTTGTATTGGCATTCTTCGTCTCATATATCCAATCCGTGTTGAGCTTCGAGGTTGATACATTTGCCTCATTATTCATGATATGTTTAAAAGCATCCGCTCCATTCTCGATCGGCTCATCGGCCGAGTTTACCTCCCCCATAAAAGACACACGAACTACGTCATCCTCACCGACATCGACGCTTTTATCGAAAGTTATAATGCTCCTCTGAAGATCAACATAATAATCCGTGTCTTTTGTCTTCTCGATCTCATTCACGGTTACTTTGCCCACCATTTTGGATCGCCCATCTTTATAATGATATTTAGCTGACTTATTATTATTGGAATCGTATTGAGCAATCCGTATAGGCGCAAGATTCTCAATGCTTCCCAAGGCTTTCGGTTTTTCCCTCCCCTCAAAGTCTTTACTCATATCTGGATAATCACTCTGCCAGTATTTATTCAGCACAAGATTTCTCTCGAGTTCCTTCCTCAAATCTGCAAGGGAAAGGGTAATTTTCCTGTCGTCAATATCTTTGCTTGAGATATAGGCCGAGAACATTGTTTTGAATTTCGATAAGGAATCAAACGTCTCTTTCCCACAGTAAAGCGTTATCTTCCTTCCTATCCAGGTGAATTTCTCGAATCGTTTGTCAAAGTAATGTTCGCCCTCTTTGTTCAGGCCGTTCTTAAAAGATATCGAGCCTGTAGACAACCTGAAACTGCCTTCGTAGTGCGGCTTAATTTCCTGGATTACGCTTGGAATGTCGTCTGCAGAGAGCCAGGGGGGAAGTGTGCAGAGGTCATCGGCATAAGCAAAATCTCTATTAGGTATCTTGTGTGCGAACTCGCCTTCCATGAAGAAATTGTCAGGATCCGTCCCGTCCTTCGCATGGACATAGAGCTTCCGAGCCGAGCTGTCCCAATACCAGGAGCCGGCATTCGCTTCGACTTCTGTAATCGATGTCTTTTTGGTCAATAGGCCGCCATCCTCCCAGACGTAATCAAACTCAAGGCCCCTTTCATCGACTGTCACCTCATAGGTATATGTTTTGCCAGATACAAGAGTGAATCCTGATAGATCCATCTTTAGTTCCATCACTGCGATATAAACAGGCTTTGATAGCGGGTCTCTAACAAATACCTCAAAGTCTGACCTCTGATATTGAGTCAAGGTCGTATCCGTTGCCGTGCTCGACCAGGTGCCGTTCCCGACTCCGTTATAAGCCCGGACCCTGAACCAGTATTGGGTATTCGCGCTGAGATCTTTTTCAAGCAAAGTCAGGACATCGGAATCCACAACAGCGATCTCTTCTTCTTCGCCCCCGAATACTCCGGTATCAGATTTCTCGATCTTGTATCCCGTCACATATCCGCCCGATGATGGAGCTTGCCAGGTCAGCCTCATCTCTTCATCAGTTATCTCGGATATAGTCAGACTGAGGGCTTGCCCGGGCGCGGAGTTCGACGTCACTTGAGAGCCTGTGACATACCCGGAATAGTTCGAGGGATTCTGACGCGCTCTGACTCTATATGTATATTGAGTGCCGGCTGAAACAGACGTATCTCTGTAGTATTCTACATTGGCCGCGACTGTTGCGATCTCCGAAAAGGAGCCTGCTCCCACTTTCCGCTCAATACAAAACACATCCTCCGATGACGAGTTGTCCTTCCAGGTTATCTCGATGAAATTAGAGAAAACAGTGGTCACAATATCGGATGGGTCCTCAAGCTCATCGTATGTTGTCTCGCAATCCTCATTTGAGAAATCGCTCGTTTCATCCGGAAAATACCTCTTCGCCCTGACCTTCCAGCAATAAGGCGTGTTTTTTGTAAGTCCACTCCTGAAATAAGACTCCTCACTCCCATCAATCTCATCGACTTTTACGTAACCCCCGCCATTCTCATTCTCCCAAATTTCGATGAAATGATAAGGAGGAGGTAAATTATTCGTCCAGGTAAATGTCGCCTCATGGGGAGATATGATTGTCGCTTCGAAATTACTGGGGGCCTGGAGGGTCATTACTTCACCTCAATCAGAAGGGCTTCCCAATTCCAGTTATCAACGTGCTCGTATGTGGGGGATACGAGCTCAGTAAATCTTACAAGGTGAGAGTCGGTATTCGGATTGTTGTAATCAAACACAACAACAAAAGCCTTTATCGTTTTACAGCTCTCGAGAAAAGAAAGGACGCTTGTGATGTCGCTATTGCTCAAGCCCTTGAAAGGAAGGTTCCATTTTTTAAGGACAGGCTTATCCTGGCCGAAGAGATTTATTGAGTCGGAATACTCGAACTCAGAGAAGTCCTCTCTGCCCTTAGAATAGGATTTGACGAAAGTCCGGCTCGGCTGGAAATACTTCCCGCAAAGGATCGTGGCTACTTGAGGGGCAACTGTGAAAGTTCCCGATGCTTTTAATCTGACATATCTCTTAGTAAAGGCCGTTATAAATGCAAAGATATTATTGGCATTCCAAGTCAAAGTTCGAGTAATAAGCCCGGTTGTAAATCCCGAATTATCTGCACCTTCAAATTGTACCGTTGTTCCACTCGGAAGATTGTGGCCAAGAATAATCACAGAATCAATCTCCTGAGCTGTTCCTAAATTACAGGGAACAGTTATGGGGGTTGATGTTCCTGAGGCTTTCCAGAACTGTGCCTTTGTATCTATCTGTGTGTCGGTGGCCGGATGCTTCGGATCCTCGCTCGAAGGAGTCAGGATCGTCCCTTCCCTCCATAGGCTTTTTATGAGTCTTACTTTTGTCATTGGAGTTTTCCTGTTCTTAAAACGATATCCTCATCTTCATTCACGGTCTTGACAACAAAGTCCTTGATTTCTCTATTGCCAATGAATACCTGGACTTTGACGGGAGAACCCCCACCTCCTGGTTCCCGGATGACTTCTCTGAAGGTCTCTCTCAAAACTTGAGGTGCCTTCGATAAAGGCATAACTAATTCTTCAGGATGTAACTCTGCATACATCCTTTTCTTTATGATCCCTCCTGTTTGAAGGCTCGTCTGAGGAGTGAGCATTTTTTCGAGCCCTTTGGTAAACTCATTCAGGGCAATCATAGTCGGAACCAAGGCTGCCAGCTTCAGAAAGAAAGGCATCTTTGACTTCGCAAAGGCAACAAGTATTTCTTCAATGACAAGCGCCTTGAGATAAGAAAGAACGCCACTTATCCCACCCTCAAGGGCAGCCGTCCACTTATAGAGAACGCCAAGCTGTCTATTCTGTTCTTCGGTTAAATATCTAATCGATCCTGTTAACTGGTTAACCACTTTGATATATTCCGTTGTATCGAATATGGCTTCACCTATGAAATAATGGGTATCCTGGAAACCTTCTTTCATTTTTTCCGGCCATAGCGTGAATCTCTCAAATAAGTTTATGCTTTCACCGAGGGGTTGATAAAAGGCTGCTATTTCTTCTCTTGTATCCTGTAATTCTTTTTGAAGCTCTTTCTGCTTATCTCCCATAAGTCCCCAAATAAGGGCGAGATTCTCGGCAGCAGGAATTTGAGTTTCGATCTCATTCGTTTCTTCTCGGATTTCATCTACTATAGCTTGAATTGTTTTGATTAAGTCGACATTAATTGCACCAGCTCTCCTCGCTGCCTCCGCAGCTCTCTTATTTGATTCGGTAAGCTCATCTGTTCTTTTTTTATCTCCACTTAGAATGTCAAACAACATGCCAAGGATTTTAGTATCCCTTTCGACTTCATCTCTGACGTATCCAATTGCTTCTCCCAGGGCACTGATCTTCAAGGCTGTTTCATCAAATCCGCCTTCTTCTTTGAATTTCTTCACCCACTCGAGAACATTTTCAAGCCCTTCTTTCATCATGTCGAATATACCGGCTTCCATGATATCTTTGCGGAATTGAAACCAGGCATCCGAAAGCATAGAGACCATACCTTTCCAAGTTGTTGAAAGTTTATCTGAAGCTCCGGCGACTCTACCTTCTGTGTTTGTGAACGTCTCAAACATAACTTCTCTGAATTCAGGGAGAGAGATTTTCGTTATATCGTCAATCCCCTTTTCCATTTTCGCAAAATCCTTGATCATCTGAAGGATCCCGCGTTCCCTGAATATATCTGCAGCCCCTGCGCCCCCGGCAAAAGCACGACCCAACGCGCTTGCAGCCTCGGGAAGCCTCATGCCCATCACGGCAGCCAGGTCATTCAAAACAGGCGTCCATTTCTTAAAATTAAGACCGAAGGCTGAAAGCTGTGTGCCGGATTCAATGACTTCCTGGAGTGTGAAAGGAACTTTCGAGGCTACTTCTTCGAAGAACTCCATAGCTTCAGTGGCTTTTTCCTGGGATCCAAGGAGAGCCTCGAGCCTGACTTCATAATTTTCAGTCTCAACGGCTGCCTCCATGAAGGATCCGGCAAGCCTTCCAACTCCTCTAGTCAGAGCTGGGATTCCAAATCCAATCCCTACTCCCGCGGCCACTTGTTTCCAGAGACCTTTTAAGGATGAATCGGCTTTCTTCGCTCCCTGTTCTACACCCTTGAGCCGGTCTTCAACTTCCTTGAGTTTCTTCTCTGATCTATGAAGACGCGAATAAATGTCTATATTAACTTTAGGCATTTTCCTTTCCTTCCTTATCAGCCTTTTCTATTTGGATGCTTAAATGAGCCTGGTAAATCATTTCCAGTTTTTTCAGAAAAAGAAGCTTTTCATCAGGATTAAGCTCAAGATCCGCGATCATATCCGGGAGAAGATTGAATCCTCTAACCAAATAACTCTCATGCAGAGGACAATTCTGATACCACCTGTAAACGAATAGATCATGTTCCGTTAACTCCGGTGGATTCTGACATGCTTTGTCTCCCTCGCCTATCTCATCCCAATCCACCATGTCTCGATAATCTATGAGCCAGACGAGATAGGCTTCTAATTTTTTATGAAATTCTTGATATCGGAAGAGAACTTGAGGACCTCAATCCACAACCAGTTGAAAATTTCTTTTTTCTTCTTTTTTTCATTTTTTTTGATATCTTCCCACATCAGATTCTCAAGGCATTTCTTTCCTTTCTCATCGCTGAGAGAAATAGGATTGTTTTCCTCGTCAGTCAGATCCCAATCAACAATTAGCTCCATCGCTCTCTGAACGCTTTCTTCAAATGCTGCAGCAATCTCTTTGCCTGATGGGATATCATTCTTCTTTTTGAAAGAATCTAATTTCGAGAAAGCGCTTAATATCACTTCCTTCCTCAAAGACGGCTTTATCAGAAGTTTTAAGGCCGGGGAGTCCAGATATCCGCTATCCAAATTGAATTTTGCCCAGACTTCGCTTGCCGGCTGATAGAATTTCGGCATTCTTAACCTCCAGGAATAAAGATGTAAGAACTCTTCGGAGTTCTTTATCCCGGTCTATGCCAGATAATCGGTTGTCTGTTTATTCTGCAGCTCGATATAAAACCTCTTGTAACTCATGCCGGTCGGATTCGAGGCTGCTTCCTCGGCCACAAGGTCCAGGCCGCTCTTAACAACGTCCTCCCAGGATCCAAGAGGCTTCGTCATTCTCAACCGTGGGAAATAGAGAAAAAGTTCGTATTTGTATGTGCTTTCGATAGTCTCGCCGGTGAAGGCTATCAGCATTTTCTGTTCCGTCTCGTTCTTGAAACAATCCTGGAAGAAGGCAGCGTTTACGCTGTTGAACCTCGGGAAATCGAGATGGACCGTTGCGAGAGAGGCGGATTCATTCTCAACAGGCTCGATAATTCGCTGATCCCCGATGACATGCTCTGCATCCGGAGACCTCGAGTATTTAACATTCAATCCGCTCACCTCGAGGGCGTTTTCGCTCGCGACGTCCCCTCCGGACTGTGCGTTCATCTTTACTGACGCGTGTTTTGCCTTGATCCTGTTTTCGATGTCTATGTAGGTGAGGGCGTCCATCTGAGCCGCCTGGTTCACAGTCGAATCATCGATGACCGTATCTCCCCTCAAATTGAGGACTCCTTTCAGGAATCCCTCCGCGATATTGAGTTCGAGCCCGTATACTTTCGCAGTCGCTATCTCGAGGATCTTGCCCGGGTATTCAACCGCAAAAGTGACGAACTTGCCGAAGTTGTTATCGGCCCATTGAAAGGTATGCCTCCAGGCTGCAGTCGTATCCTGCTGCTGAGGTGTCCCTGCAATCCCGAATAAAGCAGCGATCGCGGTCCCGAGCTGCCCCGGGTCGTACCTCATGGTGAATTCAGGATTGACGTCTACAGCATCGATATCTCCGAGATCTCCCTCTTTGACCATGGGATGGTCAGCCTCTTTCGCGGGAAGATAGGGCTGATTCCTCGCGCTTCCAACTCCTCCGTCTGCGTTGATGAGAATTCCTTTATTCGCTCCAAGGGCAACAGCCTCTTGCCAGTTTGAAGCCTTGGCCATGCCGGCTGCAAGATGACTTTTTTGAGGTATTGTCGGTGTCGGCATTATCCTTTCTCCTCTTTCTTGGATTTGGGACTATCCTTGACATACTCTGCAGCTCCGGACCTTACCCATTCATCAACGACATGTTTCGGATAGTCCTTTGTATTGTGAAGCTCGAGTTTTTTGAGTGGCGGTCCCTTCCTTGGTACGGAAGAGTCCAGAAGCCACCTAAATTGTCTCTCCATTTTAAGCCTCCGTCAGTTTTTATGGACTCGGTGAAATATCCCGAATATAGTCACAAGTAAAAACCAGCTTGGATATCACGTATTCCTCGAGGAACTTCTGGGTCGTAGCCTCCCTGTCCATCTCGAGAAGCGGATCGCTTGAAAGCCCGGAAATATCAGAAGAGTTATATAGGTCAATCTCGATCGTCTCCCTGTCATTGAGGGCCGTCTTCCACGTGGCCCTTCTTGAACTCGTAATGTGATAAGCGATCCAAATGCTGATCTCCTCTTTGACATTCGCGATATCTCCGGAGTGGTATTCGTTATCGATGATCTCCGTCTCGATCCGGAATCTTTTGTGGATAACCGAAGACGGCTCATTCTCGAAATCGAATACCTCCTCCGTGGCCTTGAAGCCCAGGGCCTCGAGCCTGGCCTCGATCTTCTCGATGATGTCCTTTATGGCGCCCATTTACCTATCAAGATCTATTTGACCAAGCACTTCTTTCTTTTCGTCTTCCTCTATTAGCCCGCTTTCATCCTTGTCGTATAGAATGTTCAACCTGTCGAACCGGTCCCTGTATCCGTTTTTAACTTCCTCATACCTCAAGTACCAGACATCTTCTTCCTTCTTCGCGAAGTCGAAGAAGATCAGCTCGAACGTCTTGAGGATGATCAGCTCGCGGATCTGCATTCCGTCTATCAGCATGGCCGGCCTTCTTCCCTTGTCCTTGATATCGCGCTTGACTAGCCTGAAGGCCTCCTGAATCTGTTTGTCGTAATTCTGCTGTTCTGACCAGATCAGATTTGCCAGCTTTGGAAAGTAGTTCTTCAGATCTGCGTCTATCACAGAGCATTTGAGCTTGTTCAACACAACATCGAAAAAGAAAACGGCCTTATAGGTCACGCTGCTGATCACGTAGCTTATTTCGATGACCGCGTTTTCCCAGAGCTTAGTCGTCTTGCTCGAGGAAAAGGTATAGGTCATCGTTCCGTTCTCATCGATGGACATGGACTGGTCCTCGACCTGTTTCGTGCCGCTCGGATTCTTTACCGTGATGGTCGCCGAGGAGGGCACTTTCTGAGTGCCCCCCTCATAGACCTTGACCTCTATCGGGTAGTCGAGTCCCTTTACGGCTTGATCCTCTGTCAGGATTTCGACTTTCTCGCTCATTTCTTAGTTTTGCTCGAGGATCCTCCTTCTGCTTTCTTCTTGGCAGCCTCAGCCTTTTTGGCCTTCTGGGCTTCGGCTTTCTTTGTCGCTTCTTCTTCCTTCTTCTTCTTGGCCCGGAATTCCTCAGTACTGTCCTTGCAACCATGATTTTCAATGAGAAAATCCCTGTCGAACTTGCTGCTCGTGGAGCCGATTCCGTTCGAGAAATCAAGACCTCCGAAAAAACCGGTAAAGTCTTCTTTCTGATGCTTCAGAATGTATATCTTGGCCATCTGGCACCTCCTTACGGCTGGTCATCTAAGAGGATTTCGCCTGTGAATTGAGGACTGGTCCCGCCGTTGGTTGCGTTATACCGGACATACTTCCGGTTAGTCTTGAAATAAGCAACGTATTTCCCAACGGCGGTGATCTGAGGCAAGATGACATTGTCATAATAGGTCGAATCATTATCCGAATCCTGGATCTTTAGGTCTAATGTCGGATCTGTTCCAGAAACGGCCGTAATGAGGACGACCGCCTTGATCACCTTTGTTGGACCAACAAGTATCCCGGTTCCATTCCCGTCAGCGATGACTCCAGATGTTTTAAGGACCGCTAACGCATCCTTGATCACATCACTGAAGCCAAGAGCCACGAAAAGGAATATCGACAGAATTGTTAGAATTTCGATCATTGTCTTCCTCCTTCCGGATTAGTTGACACCAGAAGCTTTCTTGACGCCCTTGAGCCTTGCGATGGATCTCGGATGCAATATGATGATCCC